CCAGGAATTGGATTTGTGGATCTCTAGATTGCCATTGCTTAACTGTCTCGATTGCTTCTTGTATTGCGTTCATATTGTTTGTCCATTTCTTCGTTTACGATTTGACACCCGTCGCAGGGTTATCGCTGACGTTAGCCGTACTAAAAAATCGCTGGCAGAGCCTGTCGTAACGGATACCAGCGTTTCATCCAACACCTCCAACCGTTGTGCCGCATCACGACTGCGGCGGTTGCTCCCTCAAAATTCCTTTTTCCGTAAGCCGCTTCTTCTGTTTCTCAGAGGCTAACGCCGCAAACTCTGCAATGAAAAACCCACATGCAGCGTGCATTCCCATAAACATGTCTTCTGTTTCGCTGTTGGCTCGCTTCCACCTGTCCTCGAAAAACTTTTGCTTTCGACGAATCAATGCCATGACCTCATCGTAGGTAAAAGCCGACGAACAATCGGATAAACCCAAGTGCTCGTTAGTGCCTTCTGCCATTGTTACTTTCCTCCTCGCACTGGGTTATCCTGGGTGTTCGTACCAAGCGAGCGGTTGGGAATCGAACCCAATCGGCAACGGAGCTTGCAGCCCTCTATGTGCCGAGATCCAATCACGCTCCATTGCAGGGACGGCTCTTCCTCTGAGATACAGCCTCCCTGCTGCACCGATTGCGGCAATGAAGACCTGCGGCTCTAGTGCTCACCAGCGTTTCGCGTCCCGTTTCAAGACGCTCCGACGCCCTCGGCTTGTTTCGTGGCTGCAACGAACATCTCATCCAGCACGGTTATAGCCAGCATTAATCTAGACTTCAAAAACTCAATCCTCGGCTCGCTCCGTTCGACACGAATCACGACTAAGTTTTGCGGTGCTTGCATCCTAGGATCATAGCTAACAAAGTCGCACCACTTGCGGCCAGTCACTAACAGATGCCCCACCGTCTGCCAGTCGTATTCCTTTGGCACTTCTCGGCCAAGTAGCGTCTTGATGTGCACGCTTGGATCGTAGGGACATTTGACTTCAATACACCCGTCTTCACCGACTAACCCATCAGGAGTTCCACCAATCCAAGCGTTGTAGTGAAAGTACTGGAACGGTCTTGAATCGACTTCATGGCCAGTTCTCGCACGGTATTCGTCGATCGCTAACGGTTCGTTTTCTGTACCCCACTTCGTCGCACTAGCCGAAATCGAATACCACGAACCAAGCGACTCAGCTACCAGCAAACGAAGGTAGTTGTAACCCGTCTGGGTGAACGCCGCACCCTTCTCCCTGCCTTCTCCCATGAGATCACCGAAGCGACTACAAGTAATCTTGCCAGCACGTTTCATTAACCATTCTTCGCGAGCTGCTTCGTCTCGATCAACGATAGCAACGTCTTCCTTCATTGATTCTAAATCAATCATTCTTCACCTCCTTATTTCAAAGTCACCACAGACCAGTCATCAGACATATTGCCGTTCGTCCGATTCTTCTTCTTCCCCTTGTATGTGATCTGCACAGGAGTATTCGGTGCAATCTCGTTGTTCTCAAACACCGCAACCAACCGCTTTGAACCGTTGACTACTGTTCTCACCTCGCCATCGATCGGCTCGACAAACACCGCACAAGGAAGCAAGATATCCTCACCCGTCTTCTGATCCAGAACGATACGTTCCTGGACGCAACTGAAAAACATGCGTCTCTTCTCACCGACTTTTTCCGGTGTCCAATACTGTTGACTCAGATCGACGCTGGCTACTTCCAGCTTCGACAGGTCTAGATTTTCCGGTACTGTCAAATTCATACATCACCCTTTCGTGGATTCAAAACTTCAGCGTGGATCGACGTTTGAACTTCAAACGTATCGATTGTTTCTGGTTCCGTTTCGTCCCTGCATTCAATCACCCATGTAGCTTCACACAGGCTGTTGCGTTTCGAAGCACGTATTGCCTCCTCTTTGATCGCGTAAAAAAACGACGAAGCTCCATAGTTCGTCCAACGCGTCGATCCTTCTAGTCTTGCTTGTCTGTTCATTTGTTTCCTCTCTTTGAGTAACTCCATAATCATTGCGGCCAATGTGCCGCTCGTTCCTGTCCAGCAATTTGCTGGACCGTATAGCCTTGCGGCTTGCTCTATTGCCTCAATGCGTTCGTCGGAGATCATGTAAACAGCATCATCTCTTGCGATTTGGTTCTTTCTCCAAGTGCTTTTTTCATGTTCTTCAACGCTTGCTTGTGATATTCCGGCTTGAGTTCGCAACCATAGAATCTGCGAGGTTCCGCAATTGCTTTTTTTGTCTTTGGAGACTTGCCACCAAGAGATACGTACCCCTCGCTTCCGATGCCAGCAAAAGGACTGAATACAATGTCTCCTGGATTTGTGTAAAGCAACACGCAACGTCGAATGACTTCCAATTGCAATGGGCAAATATGCCGCGTGTCATCTTCGCTCTTTGCTTCCGAAGTGTTAAGCGTGTCAGTCTCTGAAATGTCACTCCAACATCCTTCTGCCCAGTCAATCCAATCGTTTCGGCTAACTTGATTCTTACTGTCGATCTTGACTGCGTTTTCCCCTGGCTTGCGAAACTTAATCAAATAGTCTTGTAGCGTTCCACGTTGCGCAGCTCGATCGCTTTCGAGACCTGCAAACTGCAACTCTCTGCTTCGTGTTCGAATCGCTTGTGCCTGTGGATTCTTACGAACACTCCAATCGTATTCATAAACCAACCCAGCCCTTTCTCCGATACGAACATTCAACCCGCGAAAGTCGCAAAGCCCAACTCCACCGGAACGCTTCATTCGCGGTATTTGCATAACGTGAACCACTGCTGCTCGTCCTGGCTTCAATACACGATTCAATCCAGCGAAGAAAAAAGACAGATGCACCTTTGCTTCGTCGCCCATCGTATCGACGTTCCCAATGTCTCCGATGTCATCCGAGTAGGCATACAAAGCTGGGAACGGTGGAGAGAATACAGCAAAGTCTATCGAGGACTCCGGCATAACGTTCAGCATGTGCGGAACGCAATCTCCGTGGTGGATGTGGTATTGTTCATCGTCGTGAAATACATGCATGACCTATCTCCTTAAATAATTCTTCTTGTTGTTTTGTGTCCGACTCAACGCGATCAGCTTTGTGTAAAACGTTCTCCACAAATGGAACCTCTAGCTCAGTCACTGGAATATGCACATTGAGAGGCTTCGTGGAACCAATGCGATTTGATCGCTTTACCGCTTGATAGAACTCTTCATAGGAGTCCTTAAGCCCGCTGAATATCTGCCGCGTGCAAACTTGCAGATTGATTCCAAATCCGAGGATCTTTGGTTTCGTTATCAGCACTTTGACTGCGCCGGATTTGAAATCGTCGATCATCTGTTGGCGTACGTTCTCAGGAGTGTCGCCACTAACCGACACAGCTTCAGGAAATGTTTTTTCCATCGCTTGCTGTTCTTCGTTGTAGTGACACCAAATGATTGTCGATTCGTCTGGCCAACTATCTACCAACGCTCGAATAAACGCAGGCTTAAGTGTTGCCATACCGCCCTTTCCTTTTGCGATCTGCGATAGCTTGCCACGTTCAGAAATGCCGCCAATGTTCGTAGTGAGCAGCTTGCCGGTCAGCGTTTGTGCTGCCGTTCTTTGTTCGTCTGTGAGTTCGATGTGATCGATGTGTAGGTGAATCGGAGGAGTAACTCCAACGTTGTCCTTCCATCCGTATGTTGCTGGATTCGTCAAAAATATGCACCAATCAGCGAGGTTCCTATAGAACGGCTTCAGCGCATGCGGCTTCAGTTCCCATCTGTTTTGCGTCTCACCGCGATTAATAAAGTATGTCGCAAGAAACTCATTAACTGTTTTTGCTCGATCTAGAAACACAGCATGATTCGCGTACTCGATCCGATCGTTGGGTGCTGGCGTTCCTGTAGCGCATAACTTCCATTCCAAACCCCGCCCCATTTCAATCAGTCGAGTGCCCCATGCACCATAATGGCTTTTTAGCATAGATGATTCATCTAGGATCAAACCAGCAATGTTTCCGCGAGGCAAGTCACCTCTGATCGCTTCGTAGTTCGTAACTCCGATCTGAACTCCTTCATCGCTAGTAATCCAATCAGCTAGGCTTGCCGCTTTTAACCTGCCGATCGACATAGACTCACCATACCATCGCTTTGCCTCTTCAATTGTTTGGCTACACACCATAAGCGGAGACACAATCAGCACCTTGCGACCAGTGACGCGAGCACAGTGGTTCGCAAACTCAAGAATCATCAAAGTCTTTCCAAGTCCACAATCTGCAAAGATCGCATACTTTCGCTTTTGAATTGCAATCCTCGACACATCTTTTTGGTAGTCGTACAACATTGAAATCGGATGGTACTCGCATTGTTCTACATGCCGCTCCACTCCCAGGTTTGTTGCGTACTCGTCTGGCACGTGCGCGAAAGCACCGCGAAACTTGTAAATCGGACACTTTCGAACCTGAAGAAACTTCCAATAAGAATCGATTGATCTGTAGTCAAAGTCAAGCTTCACGCAAGCACCTTCACCTTCATCTCGCAAGCCTTGCACATCCTGCGTTGATTGACTCGTGTCGCTTTGCAGCCACACTCTTTACAGCGATACGTTATTCCGCCGTTGCCGTGCATGATGATCCTCTCGATAGCAGCATCGACGTCCGTTTGGTTGTAGCCCATTGCTAGACAATCCGTTTCGCTGTATCCGTTGTTGATGTAGGTCACCAACTTTCCAATCGCTTCATAATTCTTCGGCATTCAATTCTTGCTCCTGATAATTGCGGGATGATCCATATTTACCGGCCTCACGATTGGAGGTCTTCCTTTCTTCACTGGTTCGTAAACTTCAGGCTCTTGAAGCCCTTCACGTTTTATCTTCGCCACAAGCTCGCAACCCATACAAACACGATCTTCGTTCAGTATCGCCT